TTAGCTTCGAGAATAGCAGGATGATTATCAATTGCTTTATTAACAGTACTCTTTGGATCAACAAAGAAATCACCATCATCTAGTTCTGGTTCCTTTGTCTTTAAGTCTTTCGATGTTTGTGCTCTAATGTAGTCATCTACCACACGTCGTAACTCACCGACTTCACTGCCTTGCTTTCCAATTAACTTCTCAGCTTCTTGGTGCATTGATGCAATTTCTTTTGCGGTCTTGCCACGATACTTCTCTGGTAGATCATCCTCAGTAGGAGCTTCTGCCTTTACAGGTTCCTCGCCTTGAGGATTGTCTGGAAGATCAAAGTTCTCTTCTTCGATTGAACTAATTAAAACATCATCTAAGTCTTGTGCCATATTATTTCTCCTGTGCTTAATAGCATTGTAGGAAAGGAACTAAATACTTGGCAGTATCTAATTTCTTTTTTGACAGTATTATATTTACTTTTTTACCCAAGTAAACTGTCATACTTGGAAAGCCTAAGTTAATCGTCTTGTTGTAGTTCTTCGTAGGTTTGTTCACTCACATCTTTTAGTGAGAGAATCCATTGTAGAATATCCAACTGCCCTTTACGTTTGTGGAACTCTTCAAAGGTTTCGATTGTACTTACCTTATTATAGCTCTCATAAAAAGTTTCAACATCTTCTATGAAGTCACGCCAACCTTGAGTTGACATAGTTGTAAAACGTTCTTCATAATATTTTTGTAATTCTTGATCCAAAACTATTGCATCCTTTTAAAAAGTATGTTATAATAGTCATTCTATTAAGATAATTATACCATAAGATTAGTTATTTGTCAAGTTGTTTTTCATCTGCATCTTAACAATTTCACGGTTCTGCATCATATCTTGTTCTTGTAGGTCTACTTTCTTTTCTTTAAGCATTAGATCTGCAACTTTAACACGACGTTCAAACTCTTTGTCATCTGCATCACCAGCTTGTAAGTTGGTAGAGATAGCTGCAATCTGTTTAGCCTTAACTTCTTCAGGTAGTAACTGAGTTTCAACTGCAGTTTTCTGTGCTTCAGCTTGTTGCTTCTGAGCTTTAGTAGAAAGATTTGCTGTCTGTGCTTGGATAAGTCCAGCTTGTAATTGCATTTGCATCTGTTCCATTTGTTGTTGCTGTGGATTAGGTTGCATAGCTTGAGCTAACATCTGTAGTAACTGTTGTTTATTAGCTAGGTTAGATGTTTCAATTACACCTTGCATTAAGATAGGTACTAAAGGACTATCAGGTCCTAGAGTCTTCATTAAGTTAATGAACTGTTGTTGTTCTACTTCACGAGCAAGCATACCTAGTGTAGATGCAGGGATAAACTTCCAGTCTTTTACTGGGAAGTTATCAGGATCAAACTGCATAAAGCGCCAAGCTGCCTTCTCAATGAAGGGAATTAGGAATTGATCCTGGAAGTTTACAAGAGTACGTTTATTTTTCTTGATAATGCTTGACAACTGAATAGATAGCTCACCACCTACAGGCTGTGCCTGCATAGCAGCTGTATCTAGTGTACCTGTTGCTTGTAATAACATGGTTTCAAACTTAGCAGCTGTCTCAATGTTGCTAGAATCTGTCTGACCAAAGCGGAATGGCATCAAGATCTCTGCAGGATTACCATTTGTCAAGATAGATTTACCTGGACGTACCTCAAATTTACTACCTCGTGGTAAACGAGTAGCATCCATAGCCATCATTGGTACAGTTGTTAGGGCTAGTGAGTCAATATGGCTACGAATTTGAGCATCAATAGCCTTTTGCATGTTGTAACCCTTCTCGGCTACACCACGACCCCAGAATCTGTTAGGAATTGTGTCATCTTGGTAGGCAACAACAGGACGATCCTTCATCATGTAAGGATTTTCTTCAGCTTTTAAGATATATTGTCTATCAGCAATGACAACAATAGCCTCTACTAAGTCACCATACTCTTCAAGTAGCTCTGATTCTTCTTCAGAACTATCTTTTTCAAAGAGATCTACTACATCTTCTGAGTCTCTAGCAGCATCTAATAAGTGTTTAGGTACCAAACCATAGTAACGTAGTACTCGAACCTTGTCATCTTGGAACTCTTGATCAATCCAAGAGAACTCTAAGTCAGAGTCTGGTGCTGATTCATCGCCCATTACCTTAACATCATTGTAAATTCCCTTTTTAATGTTCTGAGCAATGCTATGTGCAGGTACAAATTCCTCAATAGCACAGCCTAAAGCGTCATCAATTGTACTTGCAGTAGGATCAATAAGGAAATTTTGTGGAGAAATTGGTTTAAGTGTTACACTAACCTTGTCAGTTTCTAGTGTACCAATAACCATAGCATTAATATCTTCTAGTTTTTCAGTAGCAGGTACTAGTTCTTTTACTTTCTTAGTAATAACTTCACCAATACCAGTACCATAGATAGAACCTAATAAGATAGAATCACCAATGTTCTTACGAGTCTTATTCTTTTTAAAGCATTCTTTCATGTAGGCTTTAAGATATTCAATGTCGCCTTTATCTTGATCTTTCATGTCATCTTCAATGTCAAAGAAGTTAGCCCCTTGACCAAAGACAGCCTCTTCAATCTCAGCTGTATGATTCTCAATAGCTTGTTGTAGTGCTGGTGATGTAATGCGACTACGCTCTGATTCACGAGTACGATCTTCAGCAGCCCACTCACCACGCCATAAACGTTCGAATTCTTTCCAATCCTCTAGATAGTTGATATCTCGATGGTCTCGCCAGTCTTCAGTATACTCAACAATCCATTCTACTAATTTATTCTGCATCTTTTTTTCCTAAGTTAATATCCTGCGTAAGCGTCCATCGGTTCATACTCTTCTTCTTGATAGTCTTGGAAATACTCAACTACTTGAATCTGATCAATATAAGCAAGAGCATCAATCAAGTCATCATGTAACTGTGAGTTAGGAAAGTTGACAAGCTGATCTACAAACTCGTTGTTCCAATCCCCATAGTTAAGCTGTACTTTACCATGTTCGAATCTACCTTGAAGAGCCCAGACAATACGATCTGTTTTCTTTTGGTTTCCATGAGTCACATCATCTATTCGGAAATAGTGATTATGCCGTCTCATTAAATCTGTAAGATAAGGAAGGGCAGCATTCTTTAGTGACCCCTTCTCAATACCTACTGCTACTGGTTCGTAGTTAACAACAGCATTCATAATCTGTTGACAGGTTTCTTTGATGTCCCACCTACCGTGTTTAATTTCAGCAACCCACCAACCGTTGTCATGAACCTTAACAATAGCAATAGCAGTTTCATCTAACTTCTTGTTCTTGTTACCAGATTCTCTATCTACATTAATGAAGCCTGCTAAGTCGACTGCAATAAAGTATCTTCCGTCGGAAGGTTCGTCTTCATCAATCTGAATCCATTCTTCTTTGAATAGATCCCTACTTGCAGCTTCGAAAGAAGCCATAAACTCTTGTCTAAATGCAAAGCTAGACATAGAGTGTTTAGCCTTCTCAATCTCAGAGTGAGGCAGTAATGGGTTGTCATAAGATGTATAGTGGAAGCCAGCCCACTCTTCATCCTTCCCAGATTCACAGTACTTAAAGAGTTCGTAGAAGTGATTACGACCTTTAGGTGTACCAATGAATAGAGCACCACCCTGTACGTCAGCTAGAGCTGGACGCAGAATCTGTTCAAACACCTGAGGTTTCATGTCAGCGTACTCGTCGATTACGACGTATGCAAGACCAACACCACGAAGTGTATCAGGTCTATCAGATCCTTTTAGATAGATCTTACGACCATTAATCAGTGTAAGTACTGATGTGTTCTCATGAGCAGATGCAATAACATCATGCCCTATTTCTTTTAACAAAGACCAAAGAATATCTCTAGCCTGTTGATAAGTAGGAGCTACATAGAATACATCTTTATCTGTACTCTTTAAAGCTTCAATAATTAAAGTCCAAGCTGCTAGACGAGACTTACCGAATCGACGTCCTGCTGCTACTACTTTAAAACGATGTTGATCATTAAAGATCTCTAGTTGCTTCTCATGAAGCTTTACTTCTAAGTTAGCCATTAGTAAGCTTGTTCTTCTTCCTCAAGTCTTGACTTTCTAATAATGTCAGACATTGGCATATACTTTGCTTTACCAGAATCAACATACTCTTTAGCTAGTCTATAGATGTCCGCTTCAGTCTTAGCCTGAGCAGCAATCTGTCTACCGATAGCATTATTAAATTGATCCATGGATGTTTCATCTTTATCAGGACTCATGCCTGCTCCACCCATCCATGCTGGGATAGGAGCTTCATGATAGTCACCCATTCCCTTAGCTGTCTTATCACCATACTGTTTAGCAAGTAGAGCTTGCCAGACAATGTGACGATAGGCATCACCTCTAGCATTATGTTCTTCTGTTGGGCCGTAAGCTTGTTTAGCTTTGTCAAGAGCAATGTTTCTACTCTGAAAAAAATTAGGCCATTTAACAACAGCGACAGGTGTGAACTTTCCATCCATGTCTTTTTTTCTAGCTACAAGATCTCTATTAGATCCTCGAAGATCTTCAGGTCTAGCTACTAAATCCATTCTATCAGCCATCTATGACTTCACCATCAATAACATCTTCATCCTCTTGGATAGTAGTTTGTCCTACTCCGACAATCTGAATAGTAACACCTTTGTTCCCACTCTTTTCTTTTTCAAAGTAAGAAACTGGAATCATACGATCAACACATAGCTTGAGACAAGCCATCTGATCTTCATCTTCATCATTAAGAGCTTTGTCCATGATACGTTGTACGATAGCTTTACTCTTTTTAGTAAGCATTTCGGACAAGATCTCTTGAGCTCTAGCCTTCCTTTCATTAGGAAGAATTGCAGTACTTTTCTTTTTAGCCTTAGGGATAACACTTAGACCGAGTGAAGCTCGGATCTTATTAGTCTCATCAATTGAACGTCTACCTGCCATAATTATTTACTATCTTTTTGTTGAAGCAAAAGAGTTTCTGCTCTTAAAGCAGCTCTATAGAGTTCTGAGTATTTCTTTTGTAATGATTGTTGATAACTAATACTAGCTTTTAATCCTGCTTCAGTTAACATATTATGTCCTAAAGTTATAGTCTTATGAAACTATTATACCACAAAGAATATAATTTGTCAAGAAGATTTTAAAGAAGGATATGTTTATTTATAAAGAAGGATTTAGAACAGGGTTCTAGATAGACTTACCACCGATTGATCTAAGATAGAATATTTGTTTTTCTTTCTTATTAGTTATAGTAATAGTTATTTGCAATTTATAATTGCTTTACTAATACAAATATTATATCATATTTTTATTCATTTGTCAATACATAGTAATTAAATAAAGTACAGTTGTTGTAATAATACAACAGACATAATTCAGTGAGCACAGTATTGATCCCTGCGAGGGGTGGTAGACTTAACACCACCACCGAGCACAGTAGTCAAGTTCTTTTTTATTTTATAGTCTAACGATGTCCAGTATCCCCTAATTTACCTTCTGTTGTATGAGGTGTGATCCCACTATAATACCGTGATAGTAGTTACCTATCCCCCCCTATGAAGATTTAATAATAGATAGTGTGGTCTATTGAATTAATGAATGATAGGATTGTGATACACATTACACTAATTATCCTCTCTCTCTATGTATACTAATCTGTATAGATATGATACTTATTTATTATCGCTAAGTAATTGATAGATAATACTTATCATAATATCTTTGACTATATAATTTTATCCCCACTAATTACGTGAAATCTGCAACAATATATTATATAATATCCCCAATAATCAGCAGTTATTCATTAGTTATTCATCAATTCTCTGTACTTATTTGTGTTAGCCATATACAAGAATACTCCTAATTAACGCAGCTTGTGCTCAGCTATCGGACTATATCCTCGACGTCCATCCTTGCAAGTGCCAATCGCTAACCAACACAACGCTTCCATCCAGCCTGTGGCTGTCTGCTCAGCTAGTGCTTGGTACGCTCTGTCTACTTGGCATGTCTGGCCTATGTCGAGTCTATCACGTCCTCGCAGCACGTCGCTGCTAAATAAATTAGGAGAAATAAAATGGCTTCAAAAACACAAACAAGTTCTTTCGACTTTGATGCGTACAACGCTCTAATGAATACCGCTAACTCTGGGTTACGTTTATTCCTAGCTGAACGTATGTTGCAAGATGTTCAAGCAACAATGGTTCGCTACCGCTCACCTCTCATCAAAGATATTACAGATATCGTAGATGAGCTAGAACAATTACGTGCTGATAATAAAAAGTATCTTGCTACTCGCAACGATCGTGGCACAGATGATACATCACTTATCCCTCAAGCGCACAGCACTTCAGCTGATGCAGGTAAAGTTGCTTAATTAATCGCCCTCTTCGGAGGGCTTTTTTTTGCTCATGTTTGGAGTACGTATATGTTTATCAAGATATTTAATAAGCACAAACCTAAAGAAACAATGATTGTTGACGAGTTGTCTGACTTCTTATTTGAAGAAGGTTGGCGTCATTATGTAGATTTATCTTTCATTACTGGCGATGAGTATCTTCAACTTGATGAAAATAAACGTCAAGCGTCTATTCGTCAATACGGTTTTTAAAAATCGTCGTGAGCAGAAAGTTATTTATTAATAGGGCATTTTCAAGGAGAATGTTATGAAACAGTTAAAAGAGTTGTTTAGTGTAATAGGGCTATTTGTATTTATCTTACTATCCATAATAGGTTTATTCCATTTATTACAGGGAGATAGATCATGTCAAGTTCAATTTAGTAATGGGCAAGAAGTTCATGTTTTAGTAGGAGAGTGGCAATAATGTCACAACATAAATGGCATAAAGAAATAAAAGCATGGGCTGATGGTGCTGAGATTGAATATAAAGACTCAAAAGGTGAGTGGCGTCATGCAGAAGCACCTTATTGGCATAATGAACTTGAATACCGCATCAAACCACAGCCTAAAGAGCCACAGTATTTGTATGTATGGCATGAACCTAATTATGGAAAAAGTTATTTAACAGGTAATACGTCTGTTCATTCTATACCAGCAGGATATGAATATTTAGGCAAAATTAAACTAGAGGAGGAATTAGAATGAGTCTAGGTAAACATAATAGAGAAGCTCTTGACGAGCTCTTCTGTTATTGGTATTTTAAAGTATATAAAAGATTTCCACACAAGTCTGCTATATACTCTAATGCAAATCTTATTAAACTTATACACGTATTACGTCGTAAGTATAATAGGATTGTTCGTCAAGAAGAAGTAGAAAC